ATATCATATTCATATCGTGCAATATAAGTCATTCTTGGGCTTGCATCAGGGATAATCAAATGGTCTACGTCATCTTGTTTGAGACTACGTGAATCTTGGGTACTTTGAATGCGTAAAGTATTATTCCAATTCTCAGCCAAGAAGTTAGTTAAGGTTGTTTCAGCATCAACATCCATAAATTTGACCTGTTCTTTTACCCCCTTAACCACTTCAGCTGCCCATTGAACAATAGGCTTAATATCATAATCTATCAATCCAGCCCGTTTTGCTATCATTAAACCCATGATGGCATCTGCTACCAATACAGAGTGAAATCGATCCGCTGGGCTAAAACCACACATCTTATCGAGTGTGTGCTGAGTAGAAGTATATAGTTTTTTGATTCCCTCAATATCATTCATTACATACTGAAGATAAGGTATATAGGCATGTCCATAGTTATTTAATAACTTGTTGCTAAGTTCATCGGTATCAATCTTACTCAAACCATCTACGGGACGGGCACGGTGCTCTAGTACCCGCATAGCCTCACCTTTTGGCATAGCCTTGTAGCTACTAATTTTTTCCATGATTGAAGCATTTCCAGTACTAACACCCATTTGTTTCCATAGTTCTCCACGATGCCGTTCTGAGTTTGCTGAGGCAGTCATACGATTCCTTTGTGAACCGGAAGTATATTGGTATAGAAAGTCGCTACAGTCTTTAGCTGTTGAGTTAGTTAACTCATCCATAGGTAGAAACAAGTTGTTATAAATCTCAGCACGAAGCATCTTAGATGCTGTTGTATCAGATTCTTTTAATACTATCTTAGTTGGGTCGCCCCAAATGCTAGCACCTGCAAATAGGGCTGTAGTCTTACCAATACCCGACTCAGGACTAAAGATATGCAGTAAAGCCGCATTTACAGGGGTAAAATCGGTAAATATAGAACCAAACGCTAAGCCGATTACAAATTGATGCATCTCCATTCCGGGACGTTTATAGAATGACATAGCTTCTTTCCATGCTTCCATAGTTCCTTTGGTTTGAAATGCATGAAATAAATGCCCTGTAGATGATGAAGGTGGATTATGGTCTATGCGGTCTGCACGGATCTCTTTATCCCCTAAAACAAATGCTTCATACTTTTCATCAACCCAACCAAACTGTCTTCTAGCTGTGTCTGCTTTATTATTAAATTGCATGTGATTTACCCAAGTTGTTAAATATGACATCAGTTCGTCAGTTTTTACTAGTGCTACACCTTTTGTGGATAAGTATTTTCTAAGTTCATCTTTTGATGTAACTGCTGATAAAGGAATAGTAAACTCCCGCACCCCATCTTTTGGAAGGTGTAGTCGAACGACTACCGCTTCACCCACTTCCGAATCATCCAATCGCCGAGTAAGGTATATATCATTGTGATATATCATCACCTCAATTTCGTCTTCTTGTTTAATTACCCGCTTAAAAATACCACCGTTCTTACCCCGAAAGTAAGGATCAGGATACTTTGGTATAACGTATGTTTGTGTATGACCTTGGTCTATCTGAAATGGAACATCTTCAACAATATTATCTTCATCATTAGCTTCTAATACTTCACGACCTAATACGATTGGGGATTTTATAACCCCTTTATTTGGGCATCCATTACAGCCTTTGGGGTTATATTCTTCAAACTTAGCGCAGGTATATGGACCACCTTTGATACCACGTACCTTACGATCCGCAAACTGGGGGCTATATTCTGGGTGGTGCTCGGATATTTTGGTTACTGCTTTATCAGCATCAATACAAAATTTGGCGATACTTAGCCCTGCTCTCCACATAGGTTCGGGCATTGTGGCTTGCTCTTTTATTATATGTGCAAGTTGCTGGCAACCTTCGTTCTTCATAGTTTTTATTAAAATCGTCTTAAACCGATTCGTGTAATTACCAAGCAGTGCTTTGGTTACGTCGTCCATCTCGCCACGAGGTATATAGGCCCGTGGTGCAAGAATAGGATCACCTATAACATCTTTTAGTGTGTCAAGCTCATATGAGCCAGGTGAGCTACCAATTAAACAAACGTCTCTAGGTTCTTGATTTTTATAGTTTAAAGTCCCCGGAACCCGTAAGATTCGTACTGAATCAGCCGTCACTACTGGATCAGCAAATAGGTCATTGTCGTCGCACATGCTCTTTAGCTTCTCAGCCATAGGTAACCATGTTTCACGTGAAACAGCTTCAGTCAAAGCCCAATAGGCATGAATACCCCCACCGGAATTAACCATTGCTGGTCTTGGCATTTTAGTAGCTTTGCAAAAAGCGATTAATGCTTTTGTAGCATCGACTTGCGTTTCGTAAGGTTTACCTTCACCACAATCGAGATCAACAAATAAAGACCTTAACTGCTTAACGTTAGCAGTCTTCCTTGATTTGCCATCCTCAAAAGTAGCCAATGCATAGTATGCATCGTAGCCTTCTTTCGCTAAATTCTCAGCAACTCCCACCGCATCTTCAAGCTTTTTGAAAAACTTTTGGATAGGTTTATCCGAGTCTTTCTTTAACCCAACTATGCAGTAGTATCCTTCGTCGCCAAGGACTTGCTGTAAAAATTCCAAATTGTTCATTAGCCACCTTCAAAGGTGGGGAGTGGCTGGTGTTGATCTCCAGCTTCGGCAAAACAATTTATTCACAACCCCATCCACGAGTACAGGAAATAAGGAAACCTGTACTACTTTTTCAAATGCGAATAAAAAGCCCTCGTATCAACCTACGAATTTCACCCCCCGTAAAACGTTATTTAAGCATCATCCCATTCACTCACTAAGCTATCTAAGCTAGGTTCATTTGCTACGGAAGCTTTCTTGGGTGGTACTTTCTTAGGTTCTTCAATCGCATCTACTTCTGCTTCAATAGATTCAACTGTTTCAACCTTTGCTACTGGTTTGGTTAATGCTGGTTTTGGTTTATCCTTAACACCATCAGTCTGTGCGACTGTTAAAGTAATAGCAGCAAGAGCTTCTGCGCTATCTTTAAGTTCAGTAATTTTTAAGAACTCATCTTCAGTTACAGGACGAACAGGTTTAAATACTAACTTTGGTGTAGGGCTTGCTGTGTCAAACCGCATCTCAGTCACAACACCTGTAATCGGAGTGCCATGATTCTTAAGATGGCGAGCATATGCCTGCAGAGGATGTTTACCTTTTTCCCCATCACCAAATACTGAAGTAGGTGGCAATACAAGTTGGTAAACTTCACCTTTGTCGACTTCTCCGTCTACCACGACTGCTAGACGCTGTTGATAACGACAGGCACGACTCTCACCCTGACCAGAACCCTTAATGTTTTGAGCACAAGTGAGACAGGTGGCTGACTGCTTCTCTTTGGACTTTTCATCGGGGCGCTGACTGTCGGATGACCAGCAAGTTGGGGATACAGTTTCACCTTCTACATAACTTCCTGAGTAGAAAATACGTGAAACTTTTGGTGCAGCTTTGATAATGATTACGTTCATAGAACGTTCTTCAGATACACGGTACTCTTTACCACCAATAAACTCACGGAATACTCCGCCTTTAATACTAATGCGACGTGCGCCTAAACCACCATCACCCGTACCAGCTAGGGAGTTGGTTGCATCATCTGCACCTTTTAAATAATCAGGCAAACCGCCTTTAAATAAAGTCATTTCACTCATGCTACTTCTCCTTTGATATAGTCACCAATTTTTTTAGCAATGTTAACGATAGTATCTGAATCTACATCTTTAGCACGTGTTGCAAAATCAATACACATTGCTCTGAACTGCTGATTTTGTTGTGCTTGTTGTTCTGCTTTTACTGTTGCAGATAGCTCTTCGTTTACAAATGGTACATCTACTTCTTGTTGGATCTCGTCCATGTAATTCTCCTTAAATATCTTCGTCAGGGTTAAAATTTAAAGCCATTTGGGCTTGTCCTGCAGGTAAGTTAACTGTTAAGCTTCCGTCTGCTTCTTCTTTTGGCAATCCTCCGCCGCATATAATCCGTAAGGCTTTCTCCACCTCAGTAATTTTGAAACGGTAAACACCGCCAATCTTTAATGAAGGGATTAAGTCTTGTCGAATCCATGCACGAACAGTCGATACTGACACAGCGAAATGCTTTGCCAAACCTTCTATCGGTACAAACGATTCATCAACCATTTTTACTCCTTTTTATAGTCACAGAATATTCCATGTTTGCGTTAAGTCCCGGCGGAAGCACATCGGGGTTGTCCTCTAAAAATGCTTTCATATTGGTCTGTTGAATACGCTTCTCCAATAGTTCCGGCACACCATGTTCAAGAATAAACTTGCCCATAGATTCCCAATCGGTAGTTGAATACGTTGTCCTTACGGTGCGGTATACAGTACCTGCATCAGTCCTTAAGCTTTCAGCCCCAATCTCTTTCATATGGTCGAGAATAGCAGTCTTAACGGCTTTCATATCCGTCTCAACTTTGCTAATCTTTTCCTCAAGTTCATGAGTGATCTCAGCTTTTTTGTCCCGCATTTTGATATAAATACGAGTGAGTTTTTCTAAAGGCACTCCTGCCTGTACAGCGTTCTCTGACATAACATTCTCCTGTTAAAAACAATAACGGCTTTATTTTATTCTCGCTATTGGTACTTCTACTATACTATCAAACTTTACCTTAATCAAGTAAATTCTTGTAAAGGTCAACTAACTTTACATGGTCTTCAATACGGTTGTCAAGCATTTTATATAGGTGTTTTTCCGCATTTGAACCTTGTAATCTTACTATAGTCACAGGATGCCTTTGCCCTGCTCTATGAACCCTTGCATTCGCTTGGGCATATGTTTCTAAACTTGGGGTCGGACCCCACCAAACAACCGTATCAGCCGCCGTTAAAGTCACTCCATGTGCCGCCGCTTGGGGTTGAATAATTAAAATTCTTGGGGAACTGGTTTCTTGAAACTGTTTAAATATTTCCGCACGTTTATGGGCAGGTACATCGCCGTTAATAATCTCGGTCTTAAAGCCATCTACCTGTAGCTTGGTAGATAGTATTTCAATCGTATGTTTAAAAGGTACAAAGATTAATATCTTTTGCTGTGTTTCGTCAATCACTTCCCTTAATACCTTATAGCGGTTTTTAATGTCAAATTCAAGGGTTTCACCCGAATCGGAATATACTGCACCACAAGATATTTGTAACAACTTACTTAACCCAACGGCAGCATTAACTGCAGTAACTTGTTCACCTGCTGTTTGCATAACTAGCTTCTTACGAAGCAAGTCATAATATTTCCTTTGCTGTGGAGTAAGTTCAACTTCCCTTGTAACATAGGTCATTTCCGGCAAATCAAGACACTCTTCTTTAGTAAATCGAATCGCAGGTTGTAATGCTTCAAATACTACTTTATCAGCGTTAGGTCTAATTACCCATCTAAATTGTGACACTTTATACATCACCATATCTTTGAAAGAACCAAAAAATTTAGGTACTCCAGTAGGATTTACCAACTTAGCCAAACCATACGCATCTACTGGGGACTGTGCGGCGGGTGTTCCTGTTAGCATCCATAGCCACTTATCAGGTGTAAGTAATTTATTTAATGTTTTCCATCTTGTGGTCTGTGCATTTTTATAAGCGTTAGCTTCATCAATTACGATAAGGTCAAACCTACCATTAGTAATAGCTTCCTGCACAATCTCAACACCGTCATAGTTAATAATAACAAACTCAGCGTCTGAAGAAATAATGCGGTTACGTTTCTCCCTGCTGCCATACGCAATATCAACAGTACGGTGCATAGCAAACTTAAATAAGTCTGCCCGCCAAGCTGAATCCATAATAGATAAGGGGCAAATAACCAATACACGCTTAACCTTACCTATCTTCATTAGATAGTCTGCCGCCCATATAACTGAACCTGTTTTACCAGTACCCTGTTCATTAAGGCAAAAGGCACGGGGGTGTAAAGTTAAAAATGATGCTGTAGTTTTTTGATGGTCAAACGGCTTATGTAATCCGGGCCAGGTATACTTTCCCATAATAGGTGATGGGATGTTT